CACCAGCTTGCGGTCGACGCCGAGCTGCCCCAGGAACATGGTGGCCTTGGAGCGGTCCATGCCCTTGAGCTTGTCGCCCACCTCCAGCAGCACGTCCGCCGCGTCGCGGAGCTGGCCGCTCTCGTCGCGGATGCTGATGCCCAGCCGGTGGAAGGTTTCAAGCCCGCCGCCCTGGCCGATGGCCGCCTGGCCCAGCGCCTCGTTCACGCCCTCCAGCGACGAGCGCAGGGCGTCGGCGGACGCGCCCGTCTGCTCGGCCACGAACCCCAGCTCCTCGATGCGCGCCACGGGCACGTCCACCGTGTCCGCCAGGGCGAGCAGCTCGCTCTTGGCCTCCGCGATCTTGTAGACGGCGGCATAGGCGGCCACGGCCATGGCCTGGACTCCAGCGCCGAAGGCCAGGGCGCGAGTGGTCGCCGTGGCCAGGGCGGAGTTGAACTTCTGCGCCCCGGCCTCGTCGACCTCGAATCCCAGTCGTGCCAGGAAGTCCTTGAGTACCTCAGCCGCCATGCCTGCGCTCCCGTTCCTTGGCGTCCATGTAACGCCATTCGTTCTCGTGCTGCACGTCCAAGGCCTCGTTCAGGATGGCCACGTCCTCCAGCCCAAGGGTGCCGTCCACCAGCGACTCGTACCGGCAGCACCCGGCAAGCACCGGGCGCAGGAGCCAGTCCTCGCCCTGGCTCATCGCGACTCCTTCGTAGTGGACGTCGGGGCCGCGCCGCTGGACGCCGCCCCCAGGGCGTCGAAAAAACCGCCCATGTTCTCCTTCAGCACGTTGGCCACCAGGGTCAGCATTTCGACCATGCCGAGGTTCTCGAACATCAGCTGGCCGTTGACGCAGACCTTGGCCCAGCCGCCAGCGCGCTCCTTGCGCTCCACCACGCCCAGGCAGGTGAAGATCACGAACTCCGCCGTGGCGTCGTCCATCTCGGCCAGGCCCTGGGCCAGGGCGGGCAGCACGTCGGGCATGCCCTCCAGCAGGTGGGCGGCGACCTGGTCCTTAGGCGCGTCCTTCAGGCCTTCCAGGCCCTGCTTGTCCAAGCCAGCGAGCCCGGCCAGCACCCCGGCCAGGCGTCGCACGACATGGAACTGTTGCATGGCCGAGAGCTTGCCGATCTTGTAGGTGTGCCCGTTGATCTCGGGGGTGGTGCTCATGGGCTAGCCCTCCGCCTCGGCGGTGCCGGTGCCCAGCACGTAAGCGGTCTTGCCGCCGTCGAACACCCACTCGTTCAGGCCGCCTTCCTGGGCATAGGTCAACGACGGGGGGCGCTTGATGGCCGCCTCGGTGATCGTGACCAGGTCGCCGCGCACGGCGTCGCGCACGGTGATGATGTTCTGGCCGTGGCGGGCCGCGCTGGCCGTCTGGTACTTGAACAGCTCCATGAGCAGGTTGTTGACCGGGCTGGTCTTGAGCAGCCGCACGGTGGCCGTGCACGAGCTGCCCACGGCCAGGGAATGCATCACGGAGCCGTCGGCTCCCGTGGTCATGGTGGACTGGTCGCTCACCGGGTCGATGCTGATTCCCTCGGTGGCGGTGCCGTCCTTGATGCTGAAGTTGCCGCCGGGGCCGTCGATGGTCGCTTCGATGTCTGCGAAGCTGTAGCTGGGCATGATTCAATCCTCCTAGCGGTTGATGTCGATGGTGATGTCCACGCTGTGGATGGCCCCGGCCAGCTTCACCGCGCACTGGATGGGCGGCGCGATGCGCTGCTCGCGCTCGCTCTGCGACTGGTCCACGATGGGCTGGCTGTAGATGTAGTAGCCCTTGGGGAGGTAGGCCCCCTCGACGAGCTGGCCGAAGCCGTCCGTGTTCCAGGTGCCCGGCGCGATGAGGCCGTTGGCCACCCCCTGCTCCATGACCTGGGCGATGCGCGCAATGATGCGGCTGACCCCCTGCTCCGTCTGCGGCACCTTGGTCTTGCTCTGGTAGAGCAGGTTGTAGACCTCGGTCTGCACGGCGTTCTGGAGCCAGTCGGTGCCGTGCACCTCGTCGAAGAACGCACCGGAGCTGACCACGCCCTCCTGAAGGATGGCGGTGTCGTTGTCGTAGTTCACGAAGACGTTGCAGTTCTTGCCCGCGAGCACGGTGGCCTGGCTTTCGGTGAGCGTCTCGGCGGCGATGCCCGGCTCCTGCTTGAACTTGAGGGTGATGGTGGTCCTGTTGCCGCTGAAGTTCACGGTGAAGGCCCGCCCGAACAGCGACGCCACGGCGTGCTTGTTGGCGCTGTACTGCACCACGCTTCGGGCGTAGCCCAAGGCCTTCAGCCTGGAGGCCAGGTCGGTGGTGAACGTGCTCTGGAGGATGCGCTTGTCCGTGACGGTGAAGCCCGCCACGCGGCTCTTGCCCGTGCCTTCGACGAAGGCGGCCACGTCGACCAGCTCGTCGTCGGTGATGTCGGCGCTGGCGGCGAACATCAGGCCGTACCACTCGCCGGACACGTCGGCCAGGGCGGCGGCGCATTCGGCGGGGGTCTCGGCGTCGTAGCCGGGCACGGGCGTTTCTGCCAGGGCCTCGGTGAGCCCGAGCATGGTGCTGATGTCCGTCCCCGCCTCGGGCGCGGTGGCGTAGTCCAGGAACGCGCCTTCGCCGGTGGCGGTGGTGGTGATGGTGAAGCGCGTGCCGTCCCAGGCGCAGGTCGCGCCGGACTGCCCGGCCCCGTCCAGGGCGGTGGTGATGACGCTGGCCACGCCGTTGAGGTTCGTCTCCCCGGAGAAGTCCAGGGCGCTCAGGCTGGCTTCCACGCCGTCGACCTCGATCTTCATGGCCCCGTCGGTGACGGCGGTCCAGGAGTCCAGCTCCGTGGTGGCCACGCCGCCCGGCAGGATGCCCGGGGTGGCGGCCTGGAGCCAGCGGCCAACGGCCATGATGGAGGGCGTGGGCGACTGCGAGAAGAACAACTCGGCGGCCAGGTACTCCGGCGCGCTCAGGCCGAAGTCCTCGGCCACGGCGTCCAGGGTGGAATAGAAGCGCAGGCGCTCCAGGCCGGTGATGACGTCCGAGTCGCCAGCCACGCACAGCACCCCGAAGTTGCGGCGCGGCGTGGCGGTCGGCGACAGGTAGATGGACACGTTGACGATGCGGTTGACGCTGAGTCCGGTTGCCATGGTGGTCTCCTAAAACTTGGTTGTCCTGCCGGTGTCGGTGACGATGGTCCCGCTCGCGGCGTCGATGTTGAGCACGCCAAACTCCTGGCGCGTCTCCCATTGCATGGTGATGGGCAGGTCGACACGGCGTCGCCACTGCCCGTTCTTCAGGTCCGGCGCGTTGCGGGGCTCGCCGACGCTCGTCAATGCCAGCCCCTGGGCGCGCAGCTGGGCGCGGTTCTGGCCGATCTGGAGCCCGTCGCGCAGGCGGGTGGCCATGCCCAGTGCGCCCGGGCCATAGAACGTGGCCATCAGCTCGATGCCGCACCAAGTGGTCACCACGTTCGATCCTCCGCCGGCACCGTCATGCTGCTCGGATGAGGCGGCTTCCCTGAAATCCGTCACGCCGATGGCGCACCAGGTCTCCTCGCTGCCCGGGCTCGTCGGCGGCTTGGCCTGCCAACGCGGGCGCACCAGCTCGGCGGCCAGGCCGGTCACGCCCACGACCATCTCCTGGAGCGAGTTCTCCAGGGCGTCCTGGTCGATGTCCGCGCCCAGGGGCGTCAGATAGCCGGGCGTCGCGGTGGTGTTGCTCATGCGACCTCCCGACCGTGGCCGGACGTCGCGCGCGCGAGCGCCACGCAGAACCCGGCGGTGTCCATGAAGTCCTGCACCTGGAAGACTTCGTAGTCCTCGCCCTTCCAGGTCACCCTGTCGGCGGCCAGCGTATCGGTCCCCGTCGTGAGCAGCGTGGGGGTGTAGATGGCCACGATCTCCGAGGACCTGTCCTCTGCGTCGAGGCGTTCAAGCTGCTGGTCCGTGGCGGGCAGGATCGTGCCCGGCTCCGGCGAGCTGGTCGGCGCCAGCACCGTGCGACCGTGGGCGTCCACCGACTCGGTGGAGCGGACCAGACGAAACCCGGGGCCATCGGCCAGGAAAGCGAAGTCCAATGTCATTTCTTCTCCACCACGTAGGTAACGCTCTTGCGCATGGTGCCGGTGTCCTGGAGCGGGTTCACGGCCCCGCGTTCCCTGCGGCTCTTGCCGCGCTTGATGACCTTGCCGTCGTCGTTGCGTTTGGCCGGGTCGCGCTTGTTGAGGGTCGCCTCGGCCAGCTCGTCCCAGTCGTTGTCCACGAACTGCGCGCGAACGCTGTTCTGGCCGATGATCCCGGCCCGCTCCAGCGCCTTGTTCACGCCGCCCGCGTTGCCCTCCAGGGCCTTGCGCCCTGCGTCGCGCAGCTGGTCGACGATCTTCTTGTGGGCGGCCTTGATGC